GTCGATCACACAAGCGGATAGCCGAATTTCCTTAGTGGCCAACTTCGAAAAAACAGCCTGCACATTTGAGCGGCTAAACGCGATCGCAGGCGTGGCCGGGGAAACTCAGTTTCTCTACTGGGAAAACATCGATGCGACAGACACCGGGGATAGATCGGTCGGAACACAAACCCTGCGCATAGCAATTTCTGTCTTGGGCATTGATTACGACTGGATCGAAATACGCACGCGGCACGACTGCGATGGGATAAAGGCGGACAAGGTTTTTTACCGAATTTTGCCAGATGATGTGAAGGAGGCGACAGAATGAGGCTGACACAGCGGGCCATAGATCTGGTCAAAGAGTTCGAGGGAATGCGGCTGAAAGCCTACCTTGATCCGGTCGGAATTGTCACCATCGGATACGGCTATACCAACCGCGCGGGGTTCGGTCCTGGCGTCCAGATGGGAGACGTGTGGACTGAGGAAAAGGCCGATGTGATGCTGGCGCACGGCTTGGAAATGTTCGCGGATAAGATCCGGCCTCACATCAAAGCGCCAATCACTGACAATCAATTCGGCGCTTTTGTTTCTCTGGCGTACAACATCGGATGGCAGTCATTCATTAAATCCACAGCCCTGAAACGGTTCAACGCGGGCGACACGGCGGGCGCGGCTGAGGCGATGCTTTGGTGGAACAAGGCAGGCGGCAAAGTTATGCGAGGCTTGACCCGGCGCAGGCAGGCTGAGGTTGACTTGTTCATGTCAGAGCCACGGGCGGCACATTCTGCCGGGGCATCGGTCAAGCCAGATCCAGAGCGCACCAATCCGGCCAAGTCCACTACGTTGCAGGCAGCGGCTGGGGCGGCTGTGAGCGGTGCAGGGAGCGCGGCCTATGCCGTGGGACAACTGGACAGCACAGCGCAGATCGTTGTGGCTGTGGGTGCCGTTGTAGCGGGGCTGTGCCTCGCGTGGATCATGCGCGAGCGGCTGCGCAAATGGGCCGGGGGCGATCGGTGATGATTGATCTACTCATCAGCATTGGCGCGGTGATTGTGGCTGCGGCCTTGGCTTACATTGGCGGGCAGCGACAGGGCAAAGCAAACGAAAAGGCAAAGCGTGATGCAGAAACACTCGAACGTCTGGAACGCGGTCGCGAGGCGGTCGGCCATGGTCGCGCTTCCGGCGCTACTCCTGATGAGCGGCTGCGCCTCAATGACAGCAATTGGTGACAGCGGGTGCCTCAGCTACGCAGAGGCGCGCCTGACGATGCCGCGTGATGTGGCGCTAGGTGCTGGGCCGTGGGCGCAGTGGATCGCGGATACTGACGACAGAATGACAGGGGCTTGTAGATAAAACCCCTGTCACCGCCTCATCCGGCAGGCAAGTACAGTGACAGGGGTATGCGGCCTTCATGGCCTGCATTCGGTTATTTTGACCCCTGCCCGCCGGGATGCGCTAGGGAACGCTCCATTGATAAATGCGGGCAGGGGATCCACGCGGCGGCAACTCCGCGTGGATGGGTTAATAAAATTCACCGACAATCAGATCATAGGTGCCATCACCCCAGCCGATACAGTGGTCATCAATTTCGTGTCTGACAAGATTGTTGGGGCCTGGAGCCGCGTGGTTTCGTGCAAAGTCGAAATGCCTTTCAACAGGATCATCCCTGCCTCTGTCCAAGATCACGCCTAGCATATCACTTTTCGACAATTCGAAGCCGTATTCATCTTCGATCAAACCTGATCTGGCCCAGATTTCCTCCCAATCACGTAATGACATGATGCCAAGTTTTGGGTGCAGTCTGAGTGCAAAGCACCAGCCTCCACTTGACTTGCCAATGTGATGTGATTTTGCATCTTTGGCCTGCTTCCAGTAGTAATTCGTTCCCATGTGTTTTCTCCTATTGGGGGCAACTCCGCGCGGATGGTTATTTAATTTCAGGTAAGCGAAGTCTGAGCGGCCTCGTTGCGGGGGCCATCTCTTTTTGTAGCTGCACCACTTCCTCCTCCGCTGCCTCAGCGCGGGTAATGGCGGCATGGTAGAGATCGGCGCGGACGTAGGAGGCCGAAGGAGGATCAACCTTGGCGTCGGGGAACTTTTCTGCGCAAAGATACAGAGCCTCCGTTTCATCGACTAGTATCCGTTCTGGTGCGTCAGTCATAGCCACATCACTTCTATGAGAAATAGGTCAGTCACATCTACATCCTTTCCAGTGCGTCAATTGCATCTACACGCCTCCTCGCACCATTTGGCCATCTCCGGAGACAAGCGATCCGCGGCATACGACAGTGCATGCCATGGGTCCATTTCTGCGCACCACTCAAGCAAAGCTGGCGTCAAACGATCTGCGGCGTATCTCAGTGCAAAAGACGGCCAGTTTTCTGCGCATTCACCAAGAGGCAACCCCACAAAATCAATTATATCATCACAAGCACCCTTGTTTATGAAATACTCAGCATGTTCTTTTGTAAAAAGAGCATCCGGCGACCAGGCTAAATCAGTCATCGACAGCCCCCCAAACTTTTTCACATTGCTGCGCGCCAGTCACTTGCAGGTACGTACCCCTTTCTGAAGCCAGTGAAATGTTGATAACACAAAGACCAAAAACGAAGGCGAACAGCGCACCCAACGCGAAATCAAATATATCCATCATACCCACATCCTTTCAATAAACACACCGAGCGCAAGCCCAGCCATCATTGCCAGCGGAACCACGAATGGCCACAGGGGACGAGTTTTTGGCGTGACGCGGGCTAGTGTGCCGCCCTCCCAGTCTTGGTGTACATAGTCATCCGCTGGCATGTGCTGGGCGTAATGCTGCGCAATGTCGGTAGACGTGGATTTGTCGTTAAGGGTCATGTGTCTCTGTCCTTGTTCACGTCAGCGATCAGGCCGCGTGTCAGTACATGGGGTGGTGAAAGAGGCTGGTGTAGGTCGAAGTCGTTGCTCGCGTCCTGCCACGCTTCCTGAGCGCTTCGCCGCCAGCAACCATTGAACGCCGGCCACCATAATGAGAATACCCGCAGAAATGAAACGCGGCGCTCTGCAATGAACATTCGACGTTTGTAGTGGGTGTGTCCGTTGTAATGGGCCACAATGGCCTCACGCACGCGATAACCGCTTGGGTCTGGTGCGGCGCGGATCATATCAAACTCCTTTCAGGCCAGAACAAGCATGGAAATTGAAACAACCCACAGCAAAAGCGCCACTATCGCTATCCATCCAGGGTCGCCTTTACGGTTTTTTGTGGCGGATTGTTGTGCGCGCACAGCGCATTTAACGGCTGTAAAGTTCAGAAAACCGCCCGCTATAGTAATCAGCGCACTTACCATTTCCGCAGTCATTTTCAAACCCCCTCTGGCCGCTGGATTATTGCCTCACACCACGGGTGCCGTCGAAATTGAGGGCTTCGAATAGGCAGCTTACGTTGATGCATAGCCCGCCATTAACCCACATATTAGCCTCAACAATCGGCCTACGTTCGTAGACAACCACCCGCCCGCTCCAATCCATTGCGATCCATTTCCACTCAGGGCGCAAACCCGCGGGCCACTCGGGCAGCTTGAGCGGCTTGGCGCGGTAGGTTGTGTGCCAGTCGAATTGTGGTTTGCCAATTTCACGCCACCCAATAAAGTGAAACACCTCAACTTTGCCTTTATACGCCTTGAGCGCGTCCTGCGTTTCCTTGTCGAGCAGCCCGAATGGCTTCTCGATTTCCGTCAGGTCAGTCATATCTCTACCCCTCAGCACATGCCGCAGGGCGCAACTGCCCGCAGCGTTTCAAATGTGATGTGAATTGCCCATGCGCCCAGAATGGCGAGGCAGGCAATCTGAATGCAGGTCAGGATATTGGCGCTCATTTCAGAGCCTCCCGGCGGGTATCTTCGGCATCGGTTTTTGCGTCCTCAAGAGCGCGCCAAATTTCCGCGATGGTTGTTTTTGGGTAAGTCTTGACCATTGCGTAAATCGTGGCGTTCAGTTCATCATTCAGAACCGCCTGACGGCTGCGGGTGGGGATTGCGTCAAGGCTCATGATCAAACGACCCCATTCAGTTTGTCACTCACAACCTGTGAGAAATGCTTTTCCAGACGGTCCACCTTACCTCCACCGAGGGCAAAGCAAAGCTGATCGCGGGTCAACTTGATATTTCCAATCGTCCAATGGTCAATGTGACCAGAAACAACCCAGCCACCAACAAATCCAACAGACGGATCACTTTCTTCCCATGTCGTTTCGTACTCAAACCAAGCTTCTGGAAAGCCGATGTCAATTTCAAACTTACGCTGCGTTGTCATGTTTAGTTCCTTTCTCTCTACACAGGCACCTTACGAAGTGCAGCGCGCACAGTCAACAATGGATTTGACCAAACCGATAAAATCGTGCATTGTCGTACATGGCAGTCATGTGCCGTTTCTTCCTCCCTACTCTAACCCTCGACCGCTAATCCGGTCGGGGGTTTTTTTCTTTCCACAACCGCATGATCTCAGCCTCGACATGCGCGCGCACCTTCGGCGGGATTTTCGCCAAAGCCGCGCGCCGTTGTTCCTTGCTATCCATGCGCAAAATAAATTGCGAAACGCTGGTGATCTGCGCCTGGCACACGGACCGGATGCCTTGATCCTCCATGCCTATGTCAACCTCACCGCGCATCACGCGGGCAATTCTTACGCTTGGACGCCACTCGAAATCAGCCATTCCCGCACCGCCTCCATAGCCGCGGCATGACCAAGCGCCACGCACGCAAACGCACCCGCCTTGGCCGCAGCATCAAGATATTCAACCTGCCCCGGCTGCCACGTGCCAAGCGTCCTGTCGCGCCGCTTTAACTCACAAACGAACGTCACCGCGCCCGGTATGATTATGTCAGACGCACCCGGCGTCATGCCCTCCGCGCTTTGCCGGATCATCTGGCGATGTTGCCCGCCGCGCAACTGCTGTTCATTGCGTGGATGGATAACCAGCGCGCCGATGGTGTCAGGCCATTCGCGCCTCAGCCATCCTATCACGGTTGCCTGTTCAACGTTCTCAGTCGGGCATTTCCCGCGCCACTTGGGATCGCCAAAAACGCGCACGCCATCCGGAATGTTATTCAGCCGCAAGACGCACCTCCGGTTCCACATCCGCCGCGCGGTTATAGGCAAGCACCCTGAAAAACCCGCTCGGCTCTTTTTGATATGTCACGGTCATCGGCGTCTGGTTTCCCGTGTCTGTCTCAGCGACGAACAGTTGATAATCTTTGCGGGCCTTGCTGTATTCTCCGTCTGGCATCAGCCAAATCGAAAAAGACCGGTACGGCGTTACAAAATCAACGCGGATTGTTCTGTTGCCGCTACGGCTAACCCCTGGCGAAACATTCATGCTTACCACTTCGTCGGTCTGCCGTTGGCTCGGGTCTTTCTTCATTTTGCGAAACTCACCGATCAGCTTTTCATTCGGATCGACCAGTTCGCCCTTGCACGTCGAACAATAGCGAGCGGTTATGTCGTTTGGCTCTCCGCAGTGGATGCAATCCTTGCTTGTCCAACGGTATTCACAGCGCTCATACGTGCCGCCATGCTGTCGAACCTGACCCCAACAGCGCCTGCCAAAATGCGCAGGCATCGGGCCGAACTCGGTTTCGACGCGCACGCCAAGAGCATCTAGGCAATAGCCTTGCGGATCAATGTCGTATCCGTCAGCCTCTGGCCGCATGGTGAACTCGTTTACATGCTTGCACCATTCGCATTCAGCCTCTACACCCTCACCGCCGCCTCCCGCCTTGCCTGCGCGGATCTCTGGCGCGAATAAATCCCCGTCTGGGCAGTGGTCCTCAACATTGGTCGTGTAATCCAGCACCAGACAATCAGCTTTACCGGGACTAAGCCGCAGCCCGCGCCCGATGATCTGTTGTAGCAGTCCGACGCTTTCCGTTTTTCGCAGCAGAGCCACAACGTCGACATGCGGCGCGTCAAATCCGGTCGTTAAGACGGACACGTTCACAAGGTATTTTACATCCTCAGCCAAAAAACGCGCCAAGATCCGGTCACGCTCTTTTTTCGGCGTGGTCCCGGTTACGATCGCAGACATTGCCTGGGGCAGGCTTGCCAGCACCTCTTGAGCGTGCTGCACCGTCGCGGCAAACAGCAATACCCCGCGCCGTTCTTTGGATTGCGCCACAACGTCAGCCACAATGCCAGCCGTTTTGCGCCCGTGCCCATGGTACGCCTGTTCAACTTGCGCCGCGTCAAACTTGCCAGCCGTGTTGGCAACCAGGCCGCTTGTGTCGTATCCGTCAGCACCAACACTGCCGATCACAGGCGGCGTTAAAAAACGCTGTTCAATCAGATCCCTCGCATCAACCCGGTAGACGCATTTCTGAAAATACGGATCGCGCGTGTTTTCGTCATTGTTCACCCGATCATCCGGCCACTGCCTGAAAATGTATCCGCTGCCCAATCGGTAAGGCGTGGCGGTCAGGCCCAAAACGCGCAAGTTTTCGTTTGCCTTTCTCATTTCATCAATGATGCTTTTTAGCGTCGGTGTGATGCCGTGGCACTCGTCAACAATAACCAGAGCGTACCCATCGGCCCCGGCTTTCTTGAAACGGCTGATCCTGTTCTTGACAGTCAGGGGCGAGCCGAACACCACCGGATGCCGCAACTCTTTCGCGCCAGCGCTGGCGCTAAAAGTGCTGCATGGGTTGCCAGTGGCAAGGTATTTCGCCCGGTTCTGCGTCACCAGTTCGGCGGATGGGGCAAGGCACAAAATGCGCTTGCCTGTCATCCCGTGGATGCGATCCGCAATTGCGGCAATCATATGCGATTTGCCCGCGCCCGTGGCAGCATCAATCAATGCAGGATCAACGCTGGCCCGCATCCAACCAATCGCCGCGTCAACAGCCTCTTGCTGGTATGGTCTAAGGCTCATGACGCAACATCTGCAAACAAATCAGCGCCATGCTGAGCAGCGTCCTGCAAATTCAAATTCGCCTGAGCCGCATATTCCGGCTTGAGTTCAAACCCGATGTATTTCCGACGTGCCTTGATGGCCTCATAACCAGTGGAACCAATGCCGTTGAACGGGTCCATAACGACATCCCCAGGACGACTGTAAAGCCGCAGGCACTTGCGGATCACATCAAGCTGCAATGGGCAAACGTGCTTTTCATCGTTTGCAGCTTTAGCACCTCGAAAATTGCGCAAGACGTTGCCCTGTTGAACGCTCATCCAAACAGGGGACGCAATGCGTTGCCATTGCATCACGTCAAACTCTGCATCGCTGACCATTTCAGCCAATAGATCATCATCCGGCACGTTGTCGCACAAGCCTTCCCGGCGAAGATCGTCAAACCATTCCCGCGCTATTTTTACCGCATCACTAGAACCCGGCGCCCCATGCTGGATCGGCCTTTCGTTCGGCGCGTCCTTGCGGAAAAACAGCATATAATCAGGCATCCCGACGCGGTTCATGGCGCTGTCTTTGCGGATCTGCTTGTAAAGCAACCCAAGCGCCTTTGTGCGCTGCATCTCAACAACAGGATCTTTCCAGATCGTCGCGCGCCCATGGTAAACCAATCCTGCCGCCGTGTGGGCCTTGATCAAGTCTCCCGAAAAATCCTGCAAACCAATCGCGCCGTGCTTGCCTTTGCGCATCGGCAAGTCAGTGCAATGCACGCAAGCAATTCGACCGGGACGCAAAACCCGCGTTAGCGCCTCAGCGAAAAAACCATACTGATCCAAAAAGGCATCGCCCTCGCCTGCGTTGCCAAGGTCGCGCTCGCTGTCCGAATAGACAAACAGATCACCAAATGGCGGCGAAAATATAGCACAGTCAACGCTGTTTTCCGGCATGGCATACATGCCTTCAATGCAGTCGCTATTGTGCAGCGCCCATCCGTTTCCTTGATATTCTGGCTGTTTCATGTGTTCATTCCTTCCGATTTGATCCATTCTGGAAACGCCAGATCAAGAGGGCGATCGTATTTAACCCTGTTGACTGTTTCGTTCTGAGCGCGGTTCATGGCTTCGCTCATTCGGCGTTTCATCTCGTCATGTTTTTCAGATTTTCCGTGAATTGCCTGCCAAATCGCCCCTTCCGTGTCTGATATTACTATGTCGTTTCGCACCTGCTGCAACTGCCCAAATCTGTGCGACCGACGAACAGCCTGATAGTGCTGCTCATAGCTAAAGCTGATCGACGCAAAGACCGCATGCGCGCAGTGCTGCCAGTTTACGCCAAAACCCGCCAGCTTGGGCTTGGTCACAATGACACGATAATCGCCATCGGCAAAGCCCAAAAGGCGCTTTTCCTTCTCATCCGCAGAATGATCCCCGCGAACCTCAACCGCGCCGTCAATCATCCGGCC